CACGTGCTTCGCACGTGTTGGATTCCGTCTGGGGACTGAACGCCCCCTCTTGCGTTTATAAACGCAAGGGAGAAGAGTTTGCTATGGCCATGGAATCAAATGATGTAACGGAACAAGGGCCCCACGAAACCTGGTATGAGAACGGTGTGAATCGTTCGTCCAGACCCGCGAGGTCTACGTCCTTCATTGTTTTTCCATCCCCCGCCAAAAATTCTGGCGGTCCACTACGTAAGCCTTCACCCATCTCGTTCACCAAAGCGGTTGATTCCGCGGTGCACGGGACGGAGGACTACGTACAGTGGGGGCGTTTAGCAGAAGAGCCACCGTCAACTTGGCGGCCGGTTCCAATGCAACAACGCGGCTGTTTCGGCTTTGGTTACTCCGACATGTACCCCGACGTGACCCCTTCAGTGCTTGCGCAAAATACCGCGTATAACAAAGCACTGTCGAAGTTTTACGATGGGATTCGTAATTCGGAGATAAGCCTGAACACATCTGTTGGTGAGGGTCGTGAGACCCTTCAGATGTTAAATAGCATAGCACAGAGATTCCGCACCGATAAATACCGGACCCTTTATAAGGCGACTCAAGACTTGTCTCGAGCGCTGAAGAAGGATCCGCGCGGTACGGTTGCTTCTGGGTGGCTTGGTTGGCATGTCGGGTGGAAACCCTTCCTGCAGGATTTACAAAATCTGTTCAATCATTTCACCAAGCTACAGACCCAACCTCACATGGATTTTGTGGGGGCCGTAAAGGCACGTGGCTCTAGTTATGAGCAAAAGACGTGGTTTGACCTTTATGGCAAAAATGTGCACTCACAGGAAGGGCTCTATCGTTCCGAGCTCGGCTGTAAGTATCGCATTTCGGATCTGACTCTGTTTAACCAATGGCAGCTGGGTTTGACTGTCCGTCCGACCCTAGCTTGGGAGCTCACCACGTTGTCGTTTGTTGTCGACTATTGGGTGAATGTGGGACAATATCTGGAAAACCTCGAGGCTAGTATCCTGCAAAACGGGATTACGATCATCGATGGTTACCGGACGTCTTCATATAAAATCAGTGACACTGTTGTGAAACAGGGTACCTGGGCTCCTCCAGCAGATCCCAATCTGGGGGTCCCTCTGGGATCCAGATTGTAGGCAGAGATTTGAGGGCGTATAAGGAAATCACGCATAAAAACCGTGAGCTCCTGTCGTCCTTTCCATCCCCTGTGCTGCCAACCTTTAAAATCCCAAGGAGTGCGCCCCAAATTCTTACCATGGCGGCGCTTCTCTCAAACTTCATTCCGAAGAAGAGGTAAACAGTGATTACAAACATGGCAAACCTTGCCCTGGTGGACAAAGCCGCAGTGCCGGTTACTCACCAGTATACCCCCGCACCTTCCGCCAACGGCCTTGCGCGTTGGGCAGACAAAGAGCATAACGGTGGCATCGCCATCGGTTACGCTTTAATCTCCTTTCGCATCAAGGAACCGGTCAACGGAAATGGTCTCTTCCGCCACACCATCGACTTCACCTTCCCGAAAGTTGATTCGACCGTGCCAGCTCGTCCCGTTCTCATTGGGATCGCGCGTGCAAAGGTCGAGTTTACTTTTCCTGACATTTTGAATGATCAGGAACGGAAAGATATTGTCCGTATGGTGCATTCGGCTCTGGCTCAAGATTCGGCTTCGACGCTTGGCGATAACATCGCCATGCAAGCGCAGCCTTATTAACAAGCTAGGGGATCTTCACTATGTTTAAAACAGCATATATGGGAGCAGTTGTCTCCTTGTGTGAGGATTTAAGGACGCCCGTCGCGCTCCAGGCGGCAGAGCTTCTTCGCTCTGGTCGCCATCTCGAGTATTTGCAACTCGAGATTAAATGGGACGCGTACGGCCTGAACCATCTGCTCAGCTTCCG